GCTCTGGCTCTGGCTCTGGCTCTGGCTCTGGCTATGGCTGATACAACTCTCTAGCTCCAAAACGGGCATGTTACGCCGCGCCCCTCCGGTGGGAGAATGAGGGGCTAACTAGAGAAGAAAGGAGAGTGAGAGATGGATATAAACAAAGTTAAAACACAAGAACCAAAAGAAAAGCAGCGCAGCGAAGAAGAACGAGGGTACTGCACCTCTATCGGTAGAACAGGAGAAGCTATATTTGCCTCTATAGTTAGACAACGCTCCGGCATGAGCGCAGGAGAGATTGAAGGCATTACTCGATCTATTGAGCATTTAAGCAAGGCCGCCCAGCAAGAAGCGGTCGATGCTGCTTATGTCATTTACCTGACTTATGTTGACCAGTCTGGCTTGCTGACTAAAGTGAAACGACAACCGAGAATAGAAGGAGAGCAGCCATGACCGAGCCGAAGTTTAAGGTGGGGCAAGAAGTTTGGCATGTATTCGATCAGGGTATCGTTTCGTTAGAGAGAATACAGGTTGTCAGTAGCTGGAAGAATAAAGTGTTTACTTATTTGACAGATACAGGATTTATTCCTGAAAAGTTTATCTTCCCCACCTCCGCCGCGCTGCTGGAGAATATTAAAACGCAAGTTAAGGAGTTGGAGAAGTGAGAGAAGCAATATTAATAATAATCGTCGCAGTATTGTGTTTGTATGTTGCCCACCTCAAGCGCAGCGCTCCCGTCGAGTGTCGATATTTAGTAGTTTTGCATAGCTGGTTCGTGGAATCTCTAAGCTGGGAGACTAAACAATTTGAGGATTACGATGCCGCTTATTTGTGGGCGTTGGAGAGTCGCAGCGCTCATACCGATTACAAGATCGTTAAACTACGAAAGCAACTAGAGGCCGCCGATGAGTGAGTTTAGAATTAAGCCAAGACGATCAGGCAAGACTTATAACATGCTTTTAGACGTAATAGATCGGGGCGTATCTTGTGATGTGGTTGCCGCTAACACAACACATGCGGAGAGTCTAGCAATGGAATTTTGGGGCATGGTTAAGGGCGACAAGCGATCAATTTTCAAGACAGGGGCATTGGAGATCAAGCTACCAAATGGAGAGGTAGTCAGGTTTGTAACTGATCGAAGAGACCTGTTGGGCCAACACCATAACCCGTTACGTGCTTACGATCATCTCACTGTTGAAAGCGCGGTCGGAATAGGCGCAATCAAAGACTATCTCAAATATGCAGTAGAGGCCGCCGATGAGTGAGCTACTATCAGACTGTTGCAACTATCCCGTCACGGTCGAGGGCCGCACTACTAAATATTACGTGTGCGATAGATGCGGGAAGCCGTGTGACATTGTAGGCTGGGAAGGCAAGACTCTTGAAGAGTGGAACAAGTGGATTGAGCAAGACGTTATTATACAACTAGAAAAGGAGCAGGGAGAATGACCACCGCCGACCTGATAAAAGTTTTAGAACAGTTGCCGCCAGACGCTAATGTTTATGAAGTGTTTTTCGATGCAGGGATCTTAGGACTTCACGGGGAGAATGATTGTTTTTTCTTTTCTAACCACGACATCAAGGAAGACGTAGACCCAATCGACATCTCCAACCCCGCTGATATTGAGAATCTTAAGGAGGTGTTGAAGTAATGTTCGTCGGAGCCACAAATCATATCTGCGCTGGGTGCAAGAAGATAGTTCACTATGCGTTCCCAGTAAAAAGAAAAGACAGCAAAAAACCGTCTTGGTTATGCACTAAGTGCTACGATGAAGTTGGTAAGCGGGAGGTGTTGAAGTGAGCATAAGAGACAAATTTCGCATCATCCCAACGGGCAGCTATACTCTGAGCACTGGGACGCTTGCAGGGTTACGGTTTGCCAATGCTGGGAGAACTATATAGGAGATTGCCCGTGGAAGGAGAACTAGCAGTGTGCCCGCATTGCCAGATAGTTGTAGACTCTAAAGAGAGCGTTATAATTTGTCCAAAGTGCGGGCGGCAGATTGCTAGATTTCGCTCTAGCGGGCGTTTCGCGTTATCCCTTCTTACACTTGGAGCAAAGTAGATCGCACTTCCTGATCTCCTGTTGAAGCTGATACGTTGGGCGCATCAGATTCATTCCTGAAAGGGTGAACTTTTGCCAGCCGCGACGGTGAACGAACTGCAACTGCTCACTGTCATCAAATCCACACTTGAGACATTTACCGCCGTGAGTCTGAACAAGTTCTCTGTGAGCATCCATCAATGCGTGCATAACAACCTCCATTCTAGCAAATCTGCCAAAAAAACGTGTGACGAAACCAACGCTTGCTCTTGCAATACCGCAACCGAACACAACGACACTTCTTCTTCATGCTAACCTCCTTTCTTAAAACCTTCTGCGAAATCTTTATTGCTTGGTGTACAAGATTCTCACCACGCCCGAATACCCGGTAAAGTTAACCGTTGAGATAACTCTGATATTCGTTCCAATAACATCGCCTCTAAACGCCGCGTTCGAAACATTATCCGAGATGAAATTGCTACTGCCGTTTCCAGCCGCAGCGGAAAGAAATAACAATTTGTCTATAGTCGTAATTCCGTGTGCAATATTTAGCGTAGTGTTGTTTGGCATCGCGGCGACAATGTACATTTTAGCGTATATGACGTCCCCGTTGAGCTTCTCGTAAGGCCAGACCTGCTCCGAGGTTGTCCAATTGAAAGACCCCCCCCTGTCTCCGCTCAGCAGTAGCCGAAAGCAATCGAGACCCGAATCGTATTGTATTACCGTAGGGGTGTCTGAGACTATTTCGCCCCCAGTGAGGGCCGTTGTGCCATTTGCCGCGTTGATGCTCTTGGTGGCGATATTTTGGCTTATTGAGATGGTGACAGCTCCGGTGTTGGAGCTGCTTGGAATGAAGCGGACTAGCTCGCCATCGACCAACCGCACCGGCGCCGGTATACCGTTAACGGTCGTGGTGTTTAGGACGTAAGCATTTGTCGAGCCGGTAGCCGTGCCGCCGAAAATGGACGCAATCTGATCGATGACCTGCGCGGTTTTGCGCTGCCATAGAGTGCCTTCTTTTAGGTAGTCGCCCCAGCTCATGCTTTAGGCGTATCTACTAGCTTTGCAAAAAGCTCCTGGAAGTAATCCGATAGCTCTTTTTTATCAGCTTTCACGTTCTGCTCGCTTGGCTCAGTCGTCTCGATAGGGTCAGTGATGAGGTAACGCACGCCATCGGAGTTTACCCGTATCTCGGTTACTATTGCCTTCTGTATGTCTACTTTCTTGAGCAGGAAAACCTCCTGCCCTAGTTTGAATTTTGCTGCCATATTTGCACCTATTTGCTCATTTTTAAGTTTTGCCGTAGTGATTCAGACCTAAACAAATCAACTGGAGGCACCATGAAAAAATTACTCATTATCGCTCTATCCCTTCTTTGTGGTTGTGGCGGCGGTGGAAGCGGTGGAGATGCTTCGTTTCTCGCTGGCTTTTATAAAGTTACTTACATTCTCACCAACAACTCGTGTGCGTTCACACTGCCACCGTTTGACGTGATTTACAGCATCGACCAGGCTGATAAGAATATCACCGTTAGAGGCGACGCTACTCATCCCGCCACCTACTCCGGTTTTGTTACAGGAGATATGGCAATCACTAGTCGCAGCGGTTCGAATAATTGTAGAGATCAAAACGGGCAATCCTCCAGTGTGATGTCAACATTCACTGAGAGTTTAAACTTAGATTTTACCTCAAACGACACCGCAGATGCTGAGATTGTCGGACAACTAGGCGACTGCCCAGGCGACTCCGTCAACACTGCTTGCGAGTATACGTTTAGAGGCAACATGACTAGGCTCCCTTAAGCAATCGCTCGAAAACGTCGTCTATTTTAGGCACGTATTCGCGCGTCTCTTTAGGCAGATGCTTAGACACCTCGGCCCAGTCTTTTGTTTCGGCCTTCTTGATGGCTCGCTGAACCATCGGACGCCCCGCGTTGTAAGCGGCTAATCCAAGCTCTAGTGAGCCTAGTGCTGCGACTTCATCGTTAATGAGTCTCATTGCCGCATCTCGCGCCGTAACTTCGTCATACGGGTCTTCTAGCCCGTAAGCCTTCGCTGTGGCTGGCATGAACTGGTAAGGCCCTTGTGCGCCCGCTGGCGAGTCTAAATACTTACCACCGCCGCTTTCGACTTGCCTAACAGCATCGAGTAACAGCCCCATTTCATTATCGTTTTTAGGTAATTTCAACACGTCCTCCTTTATTTTATCGAATACTGCTTGAATCTCGTCTGGTTTTGAGGCAAGGTCTTGAGATGGAGATTGTATACTTCCTCGCTCAGATCGGACTTGCGGCAATAGGCCTTGTGGCTGTTGTTGTAATTGGCTACCTGTTCTTTGAGGTGGTTGGACGACTGATCGCTGATTCTGCGCCGATCCTGAGAGCGGTACTATGGGAGCCGATTGCGGGGCTGTTCCTTTGTCTTTACTCCCTAGCTCGATGGCTGCTCCGCGGACTGTCCCCTCGGTCGCGCCATCCTTAACCGTTTTCACTAAACGATCTATTAAGTTCATCACGTTTTGATCTGTAGCTGTCTCGGCTAATTGCTTTGCCATGAAAGGATCAAGAGCAGCCTTAAAAAGTAGATCTTCTATTGCCGCCGTATTGTTAGTTTCCGCTGCGCTCATTAGAGCATTAATTGCACTAGAGAACGGCCCTCTCGCTCCAGGCGTAGCGGCTTCACCGACAGACGTTTTGATGATATCCGCGACGCTTTGCCTTTGTGCTGTGACCGATCCGCCCTTACTTGCGGCGAAACCTTTTTGAGCCACACTAGCCTCGGATCTTAGATCCTCTAGTACTCGGCCTAAATTCTTTGCGTGTTCTTTTCCTAACAGCTCGTCAATCGCGCCCTCGTTAGAAGCCAGAAACTTTTTCATGGCGTTGGCTGTGATTAGCCCGTTCCTGTCTCTCGGGATTAAATCAACAAAAGCTCGTTTCGCTTCTTCAAGTATTGCAGGATCGTTTGCGACCGCAGCGCGAAAGTCTTTAATCGCCTTTGAGTCACCTTTCATTATCGTCTTAAAAGCGGTTGCGGGCCTAGCGTTGCTGCTAGTTAAATAGCCGCCAGCTGTTCCACGTCCAAAGGTTTCGGCTTTCTGCTTCGTGAATGCCCGCGCATCCGTCCATCTCTCATAGTCGGGCCCCGTTAGCCCTAACTCCATAGCTTCGTCTGCGCCCTGCTGGATCTTGCTTAAAATTCTCTGTTCGAATGGAGTAAGATTAGCGTCTCTCATCAAAGAAAGCGCGTCCGAGCGAATATCTTGTAACGCCCCTGACTCAAGTATGCCGCCTCTTTCGGCTCCTTTGTTTAGAAATTGGTCGGCGAGTGTGCGAACCTTAGAGTTGGGAGTAAGCCCACCTTTCCTCGACTCGAGAATCCTAGCAAGCCCCGCCTGCTGAGGACGAACGCGAATATCCATGTTTCTCGGAACAGATTGCCATATAGCATCCGCTCCTTCTTGCATATCGTCGGCAACTCTACCGGCCTGGTCTATTATTTTAGACCCGAAACCTTCTCTATTAATTCCGCTAACCGGACTAATAGAGTCGATCGTGTTCTCTCGCGCCGCATCTCGCACGGCAGATCTGTTATTGTATAACTGCGCAAACTCAGGCTTGCCGCCTAGAGTCTTTTCAATCTGCGCCATACCTGCGTTATCTGTTAACTCTGCCGTAGTCATCAAAGCGCCCAACTGATCGTCTGGCATATTCTTGATCGCGTCATCTATTTGCTGAGGCGTGAGGTCTGTCAGCTCTTGCAGTGCTTTCGCTGCGGAGCCTCTAATCTCAGCTTGAGATGCACCCTTGAACACGCTGCGGCCCGTTTTATATAAATTAGCGAATACGGACGGGCTTGCGGCTCCAAAGACTGAACCTATTAACGGAGCGATCGCACTGTCCCCTGTGGCATCTTCTGCTGACTGAGATCCTAAAGCGCCACCGAGGGCACTCGTTTGAGCAGTTCGCCCCCCTTGCTTGGCTAGGAAGCTAGCTAGTTTAGGAGCAGCCGAACCGATAACCTTAGCAGTACCCTTTGCCGCCATTCCTGGCCCTACAAAGTTTCCGATTGTTCTCGAGTATCGGTATTGTTCGTCTGGCTCCGGTAAATAATCCTGAGCCATCTGTGAAGCCGCTTCGCTCGCGGGTAATTGGATACTAAAACCACCATCTGGCGATCGTGAGATCCTTGCTCCCTGCCCTGTCAGAACAGCGAAAGGATTCAGGTCAAAAGCTAACGCCGCAAGTCCTGCGTTACCCTCAACCGCACCGCTCGCAAACTGCCCGAGAGCCGATAGAGGATTGTAGCTAGTTTTCTGCTCAGAAGCCGAGTCTAAGACGAAGCCAGCGGGTAAGGCCGGTGCGCTTGGAGATTGCGCCTTGTTTGGCTTATCTAGCACGAATCCTGGTGGTAAATCAGCCACGTGGTGACGCTCCCATTGGTTGCCATTGGTCGTTAATAAGGATTAGCTTTTCCCCTGTTTGAGGGTTCGTTGCTGTGATCGGTGTTCCTATTACGGCCTCGGCTTCTTCTAATGGAGAGAGAACTTCCGGATCTATCCCCCTGTCAGATAAGCGGCCCCGATAGAAGTCTCTGGTCTTGTTAAAAGACTCTGCGTTGGCGTTAAAAGATCTCTCAGCTATTCGCATTAATCCTCTACGCACATCGTCGGTTAGTCGAGATTCGCCGCTTAGCGCCCCTCTTACGGTAGCTGCGTAGCTACCAAATAAACTAGGAGCTGCTTCGATTGAGTCTTGGTCATCTTTTCTTACTGCTAACCCTGGCTCTACCGCTTGCGCCGCACGTCGAATAATCTCAAAGTCTGAGGTTCCAGCCGGGTCTTTCATCGCCTCAACTAGCGCACGATAGCCGGTAGAGATTGTTTTGAAATCTTGAACCTCTGGCAGAGCATTGAACTCTTTCCTGATACTCTCCGCGTCGTCGAACCTGCGATCTGGTTCTGTCAGATCCCTCTCGTAAAGCGATCGAGCCAAAGACTCGTCTCCTTGCGTTTGCTCTAGGTAGCTTTCGAAGCTACGAGGGCCTTCACCCGCAGGCTGCGCCATTGGTTGAGAGCTGGTTGCGCCCTGGTCTACCATTAGTTGCGCTTCGGCAGGAGCTTGTTCGCCAAACATCTGCCCGAGCATTTGCTGAGCTTTTTTTGCTCGATACGGGTTAGAAAATACACCCTTTACTGTTTCGCTTGTGATTGTCTTGTTTAGTTCGCTTGCTGCGTCGCGTGAAGCGTTCTGGTTCTCGATACTATTAGCGACATTAAAAACACTCCCAGCGGCCTTGATTGGAGCGAACACGGAGGGGTTGATACCTTCCGGCCCGTTGCCTGCCTTGCCCAGCATTGCGTCGCTCATAGCCTGATAAGCTAGTTCGTTTTGCCCTGCTGCGTAGTCGTTAGTCAGTCCCTCGGTGTAGCCGCCAATGAGTCCATTTATTAGACCCGCTGCTATCGACTCACCTGGCTTGTATTGACCACTACCTGCCGCCTGTAAGATCGTCGGCGTCATCTGGTTAATAACCTGCGATACCGGAGCATACGGGCTATTTGCCTTTGCCTGCTGATCGGCCTGGACGAGTGCTTGAAGGACTGCGCTTAAATCTGCCATTACTTACCCCTGATATCCTGGCGGTGGCCCTGGATTAAACGGCGATGAATTACTACCACCGCCACCACCAAATGCTGGCCTATTTGCCTGTTGTTTTTGTATATCAATTTGCTGTTGTGACAAGCCCTGGTTGACTTGCGTGTTGTAAAGCCCGCCAACGTCCGGTTGTTGATACGACACTGGCGTAAAGCCCTGAAAGCTCGGATTCATAAAAGCGGACTGCCCGATACTTGATAGCGTTGGTAATGCTGCCATGCTTTGGTTTGTTCCCTGCTCTACTGCTGTTGAGCGTGCGCCGGTGAACATATCATCGTATCTTTTGTTAAGCTCCGACATCTGATTGTTGTATAAATCACTGCCGACAGGTATGCCGCGATTGGCGAGCGTCTGAGTCAACTGCTCGGTGTCCTGTGTGCGGTTCTTGTCGTAACCACTAGTGAGACGATCAAATACCGCTTGTTCGTAGTTTGACAGCTCAGAACCTGCGGAGTTGCCGAGACTACCAAGCACGCCGCCTTGAAACATTTGCGATAGTACCGAGTTGGCATCAATCCCGCCCTGCTGCACACCTTGCGCTACTTGCTGGTTTTGGCCTGAAAGCCCTTGCGTTACTGTTGGTTGTCCGGTGATCGGGTCGTAAGTTACAGTCTGCGAGCCAAAAGGGTTCACCTGGTTCGGATTCGTTAGCGTGTTCCCTGCTACCTGTGCGCCCTTAGCTACGTCACCAGTCGTATTTATTACATCAGTCGGGCTACCAAGAGGTAGTGCGCTATATTCTGGCTGTGTGCTCTGTTCTAAGCCTTTGAGACGGTTCAGTTCCGCGTCTGCTTGCCATTGTTGGATACCGCCGCTGGCTACCTGCTGCGCTAAGTTTGCTTGAGCGTCCTGCAAGCCACGACTTAGCGCCGGTGCTGCTGGTGCTGGTGCCGCCGCTGGTGTAGAACTCCCACCGCCGTCAGTTGGTCTATTTGCTGAATTTCTTACTTCGCCAGTAGCAGTGTTTTTATACACCCCTGGGCTTAATCGTTCCCATGCCATTAGTATGCACCCCTCTCTTCTTCGTAGTATATTTCAACGCCCGCCAAGTCGTTCACTTCTCCGTTATTCTCACCTAAACTATTTTTTCCAAAAGCTACTGAGATATATTGCCCAACCCCTGGAGGGCTTAACTCTTGTAGTCTGTAAGGATAAACAAGGTCGGCATCGTAGGTCGTTTCTGCTGTGCTCGCTGTGTCCGTCTGAGCTGTCGCAGGGTCAGCGAAATCAGAACTTGCTGAGATGCTCACGACGTTTCGAGTCGCGGCGTTTGCTCCTGCAACATAGCGGCTTAATGCCCTAATAAACTTCACAACCTTCTGCCCCTTAGTGCCAAGGTCAAAGAAAGGTGTACGCCAATCGAAATAGACGGCTGTGTCTTCCTCGCCGGTAATCAATCGCACCCGGTAAAGTTTCACGTCAGAACCCCCGCCAACGGCAAAGATCAAACGCCCCTCATCTGAACCACCTGGCAGAAACTCAATCGCTTGAATTTCTTCGCCTTCGCCGCCAAGCGGGAAGCGTAATTGACTCCACGCCCCTAGCTCGTAATTAAGCACCCAAACGGATTGCTCGTGATAACCTGAGCGGCCTGAACCATTATAGGCCGGTGCGAGTAGGTACATAAAAGGCGTTAAGATAGAGAAAGCTATGTCCGCATTGCCCGTGAAGTTTGCTAAAATATCGCCTAGCTTGCGAGTAACTACATATAGAGCTTCTCCACTTGATGCCGTGGCAACGATAGACCTGAGCGACACAACGCCGCGCGCTGTAGTAATCAGCAAATCTTGTCCAAACTGAGTGACTGGATTCTGCCCAACCGGTGCAGGGCCTTTAACTCTAGATACTAGCTGCCAGTTTGGAGATGCTGGCCAATCACCAGAGTAGATAAGAATCTCGCCCGATGTCATACCTATCGCCATCAAGTCCTCGTTCTGATCTCCCTGATTGACGCTCCAACTAGAACCCCATGCAATCTTACCAGATTCGTTGAGAGTTGACGCTATATCCAAAGAGGTGAGCGTTCCCGCCACGGCGTCAACTGCCCCGTAGTAAATTGTAGTTCCAGCCGAGCCGTAGAGTCTATTCTTGTAGTTCCAAACATGGGTAAAGCTCGACATGTTAGGCGTTGTCGTTACGGTAGTCAGCGCCTCGGTCGCAATGTCGTAAATTGCCCCTGCGTCTGTCCCGTTCACGAGGAAGATTTTCTTGTTAAAAATACAAGAACTAGTAAAAGGCGTTGTGATTGTAACGCTCGCGGTTTTGTTTGTCGTTACTGTAGCGCCACCCCATCGGTAAACATTCTTATCAGTGCAAACTAAAACATAACCAACGCCGCTTGTGTCGTAGTAGCGCACCATCTGCCCGACCTCGCTTTCACTGCTATCGTCTAGCGTTTCTTCGAAGTCAGACCGCCCGCGCTGCCTAATGCCCCAATCGTGAACGTAGTAGTTATCTAATACCCGCGCTTCTGTCTGCTGCAATGCCCACGGATTCGCCACAAGGTTAAGGCCGCCAGTCGGTGCTGGTAGCGATATGCTCTTAACTTTTACGGCCTCTCCTGACATTATTCTGGCTGTTCCTCCTGCGCTTGTTCCTCTTCTTCTTGGAGTTTCTTCCAGTCAATATTGATGGAGCCATGCCCTTCAGAGACAGCTCCCTTCTGTAGTGCTTGTTGTGCAATTACGAGCCTGTCCTCAAGCGGCTTGTTGAACCATTCAGGGTCATTCTCTGCAAAAGCTGCGTAGTTTACAATGTCCTCGGGTTGCAAATCTGCAACGTCACGAGACTGAGCGAACTTGTTGTTTACCCACGCCCCTGCATCATCTCTGCCGACAAAATCCATTGCCAGGTCTTGTCTAGTAAGCTCCTCACGGCTTCTGCCACCTGTTGGCATTTCGTCGAGAAGGTTCTGCGGTATGTAAGTGCCGTCATCGGCCAAACTGTTGAGGCGATTGCCTTCTGTCTTCCAAGTATCTTTTGATCCGAAAAGGCCATCGAGCGCGCGGTATCCTTCGCTCAGGCCACCTGTCGCAATTCCGATAGTTGCGCGGCTTCCCCAATCGAGAGCGCCTTTCGTATCGTCTCCCTTGATAGTATCGAGTGCGCCCTTAACTCCCAGCGCCGTACCTCCCAGGATACCAGCCACAGGCAAAGCGCCCATAGAGCCAGCATTTGCCAAAACCCCAGCTCCTGAGAATCCAGTTGCAGGAGCCTGTGAAGCTGCCGCCGATAGTTCCGCAGCCGTTGCCGGTGCGCCAGTTTGCACGCTGGTCGCTATTGCTTCCGGTGCCGCGCTTTCTCCTAATCCAAGGAGGCCTGAGCCGGTCGTGGTCGTTGCTTCTGCTACAGGTGCGGAGGCGGCCACATTTGCTGTTTCAGCCGCTGCCGTTTCCCCGCCGCCCAGGCCAAATAGTCCGCTGACAGAATCGCCAATCCCGCCGATAAAACCACTAGGGTCTTTTGCTAATCCTTGCCCTACGCCCATCGCCAAACCTGCGCCCGCTATCGGAGCTAGAGAACTTAACAGTCCGGGCGTTTCAGGTTGTTCAGGTGCGTAGCCCGCTTGCTGCTGATAGCTCTGCACAGCTTTCGGGTCTGCGTAGTATTGATCTGTCCACGGGTAATAGATGTATCCCGCTTGCTCGCCGTGAATCCGGTAATTGTCGCCCACGAATGGATATTTGCTGCTCGTGTCTTGCATTATAACCCCCAACCTCCGTCTGGTAGAGATGGATAAACAACACCGCTGCCGCTGCCCCCCGCTAAGGAGAACTTGCGCCCGCTATTGAAGCGATTGAGTGCGCTGTCTTTGATCCGTTCATATTCTTGTTTTATATCTGCGTAGGCTGTGCCTTTGGCTCTGAGGAAGCGCCATTTTAGCCCCTGAATCATTAGATCGTCGTCGAATAGGCACAGGTCAGAATCGGACACTAAAGTCTCGTATGCTGCCGTTTTGTGCGTCCATGTGATCGTTCCGTCGCCTACTGTGGTCGTTGACCAAGTAGGCTGAACGCTGCCAGATTTACCCGCCTCTAGGCATTTGTAATATTGCGAGCTGATAAGAAGATGAGAGCCAGCGGTGAAGGCAGTTTGCGCCGTCCATGATGCTGCCGATCTATATAGCCAGGTAACGGTTCCGTCTGTGATGTCTGTTGTAGCTGTACCAGTAGGCCCGCCACTGCTTGCCGATATGCCGCCAACTGTAGCTTGATAGAGATTGCCGCCATTAGTGACATAAGCACCCGCAGCGTATGCGGTTGAGCCGCCCCAAGAGGTCACAGTCACCGCTTGCCAAACCACGCCACCGTCGCGCCCAACGCCTCGCGCCATGTTCATTGGGACTGTACCTGCAGTATCAGTGCTGCCAGCCGTGTAGTTAAAGCCTGAGCACGAGCGATAATCACCACTAGTTACTGACTCCGCAGCAGTCCAGAGTGGAGGCTGTAACCAGCTTCTGCATAAATATTCAAAAGTGATCTGCTCACCTGCGTCACCATCGCCAGGAGCAGGGTCGATCTGTATCTGTCCACCGCCCGAGCTTGGATTAGTGTCAGGGCCGAAAACTCGATAGGCTCGATGGTTCTCGGTTGTTACGTATCCATACTCACGATAATTCCAACCACTGTCAGAGAGCGGGCCGCTCAACTCCCAACTGTTTGCAGCGTCCCAATGCGTTTGAGGCAATGCCGCAAAAAAGTCCTCCGGTAGCGGGTAAGAGCTTTTTCCCGACTCCAGGAAAATGGTGTGATCCTTCTTGAGTTGTGCCCACCAGCCAGCTTTTCGCAACTCCCTGCCCGTCGCATAAAACAAATGCAACTGCTGCAAGGAGTTTTTATCCGTTGCGCCCACGAGGGCAGTCGGGACGGGTAAACCCGCCTCGTATGCCGCCGCTTTTACTAACTCAAGAACCGTCATATTTACTCCCTGTATGGGCCGCAGCTCGCACCGCCACCGCTTACTGTGCTCACCTGGTCATCTAGATACTTACCAAATGTTCCCGCTGTAGTATGTCCTGATTGAGCTTCGTCCCAAACAGCATCAGCTATCGCTCCAGAGTCGGCAGCACTAGCGCAATTAACATCTGGGATAACTTTATACCGAACAGTGCCAGTAGGTGCCGTGGTTAAGGTCTGAACCGTAGCTGTGTCAGTGCTCGATACGTAGTCAGTCACACAAGCAGTTTGACCAGCTCCAGCAGAAGCCGAAACGATTAATATCTTAGCTCCAATCAATTCATCGTCTGCATAAGTCTCAGCAGCGGCAAGTCTCAATGAAGTAGTGGAAGGCGTGCCTTGCATCGTGCCATCGGCAGTAGGAACTATTTGTGCTTTAGTTCTAAACGCATCTGCTGTGCTATCTTTAACATACAAGATCAAGCCACCTGGAGTTGTTATTTCGGCCGCAGCAGGAACATACTCGTAGTCACCAAGTCCAATCTCATCGACGGTGCCAGCGCAGTTGGCATAATTCCCACCAGCCACACTTATCTGACATTCTGCCCCACTAATGGTTAGGCCAGTCCCGTCCGCCCCGTCAGCGGTCAAGACCTGTCTAAAGATAAGGCCATAGTCACTAGGATTAGGCGTTGCCTCTGGAATAAAAGGCTGAGCTAAAGCTACCGAAGGGAGTAAAAGTAATGCTAGTAAATGTTTCATATTAATCGAATCCTAAGTTAAAGTTATCGTCAAAACCTAAATCAAATAAGTAACTGTTGCCTTCTTCCTCTGCCGGGGCGTCTGCTGCGATTACTTCCAAGTGAGCTATTCTAGTCTCTCCAGACTGCGAATCAGCCGAACCGATAACCACTTTAAACGTCGTCGATGCGAACGTGTGAGTTAGAGCAGTATTGCTAGTGAGCCAATTGGCCTCTGACAAAGTGGTGCCGGTTGCGTCTAAATAAAAGTTTGCCGTAGTAGGACTTGCCGTTAGTTCTACCGAATCAATCAAAGTAGCGTCGTCGTAAAAATAGGCATACGTAGGACTTGCTCCACCGTCTGCATCTCCAAAAGCCGCCCTTACTACATAGTAGCCCGTAGCTGGTAATGTGAGAGTCCAAGTGTTTTGAGTGCCGCTGTTGTTTCGCTTATTCACTCCACCGAATTGAGGATTAGAATTACCCGCCCTATCTCTTGCACAATCTCCGCAAGCATCCCACTGGAAAGCATAGCCGTCTCTAGTTTGTGCGCTAGTTTCTCCGAGCACATAAGTTTGCCCACTGCCGTCAGTCTCTGCGCCGCTAGTAGCTCTAAAATTAAAGCTGCCCTCGAACACATTGAAATACTTTACCGTCAATTCGATGTAATCAATCCTAAGTTCACGCGGGCCTGGGTCCTCCTGGACTGCGGCAATACCTACGCCAAAATCCGAGGCGTTAACTATCGCAGAGGTCAGCGCGTTACCCCAGTTTGCTATACCTCGCCTGTAGTAAGCAGAGGTCGAAGTGTCATCTGCCCAACTTGGGTGAAAAGATGTGGCAATATTATCACCTGATAAAGTCCCGCCAACATAAAGCCGCAACGTCTGGTCGTAGGCAAAACCCTTACCTGACGCTACTTCTACGTTGCGAACTATTCGAGCATTAATGCCTGCAATCTTAGCGCCGGTAGGGACAGAAAACCCGAAATTTGTCGCTTTCAAAATAGCCGACGTCTCTTCGTCCGCGTCGGACACTGAGAGCACGCCATCCTCGGCGCTAGCATTTGAAGGACTCGTCCAAGCAACTCCAGCGCCCTCAGATGAAAAAGTACCACCCCCCTGTGTTTGCGTTAATACTTCCACGTCCTCAAACACTGCAATGGTCCAAGCTACCCATTGCTCAGTAGTAGACGTAAATGCTCCTGGATTTTCTGTTGACGAACTAGTTAGTTTGTAAGCAGTGTCAGTAGACACTCCATTACTATCGGCGGCTTGAATTTGAACAAGCGCAGAGTAACCAGAAGGCGCGGCAGACGCTATTATATTAGAGTCTCTTGTAGCCGCAGCTACCCAAAGCACATTTCTGTCGAGCAATCCTGTTGCATAGTTAGGAGGATCGGAGTTTGTAGACGACGCATCAGTCGCAACTCCAGAAACTCCAGTGGCTCCCGATATGCAGTAAGTGGCCCAGCTCGCAGTATCGCCGACAGAGCTATGGCTAACAGTTAGTGCATCGCTCCCCTCTGCTATTTTCCAGTAAACACCAGAAGCAACACCCGTTCCAATACGTAAGCCTTCGGTTATCCAATTAGACCCGTTTGTTATAGAGAGCCACTGGGCGTTACCTGTATCGTCATTATAAAAGCCATCAACGGAAAGTATAGAAAGCAAAAGGCTACCAACGGAGCAGGTCGGCATTGTAATAACGTGCCCCACAGTAACCGTAGTGTCTCTGCCCGTAGCAGTGTCCGTTACCGTCATCGCGGCATTGGCGAGATTAGCCACTGTAACCAAAGTAAAAACCAAGGCCACAACAAAATAGATCCCTTTTTGAATGACTAATCTCATAATCCTAGCAAGTCCTCTAATTCCCTAAATCCAAATTTAACGGTGTATTGGGTTGCTCCGATCTCATCGTACGGACAAGTGCCACTATCCCAGCCATCGCAGCTCGTTGGTGAGACGGAAGAAACAGTAATGTCATCAAAGTAAGCTGTATTTGAGCCGGTTCCGATGTAGTCAATCGTTCCGACGACTATGCCGCCACCACCGTCGCCACCTGGGTCTTGCATAATGTCTTGACTAACGCCCGTAAGATCAGCTTCCACAACAAGCGTGCCATTGATTTTGAGAGTTGCTAGTTCTCCGGTGCGATCATGTCTAAACTCGAACTCAACCCATTCATCTTCCACAATGTCTGTTGCCGATGTATGGTAAGTACTTGTTGCCGTATCCCAGCGCCTAGCAATTGCCCACTTGCCCGTATTGACGCTCATCGCGATGACTCTACCCCAAGGAGCACAAGAGCCATCACAACAACCAGAGTAGCAGTTGTAAGATCGTAACCCTGAATACAACACATTGGTGTAATCATTACCTGATGGTAAATACATATAGCCGTGGATGAACCAGTCTTGATAGTATTGAGTTGTGCCGGTTCCGTTCTCATGGCTAGCACGACCGAAGACCACGCCACCACCATCCCCTGATGCGGTAGTGACTTCCATGTAGGCATCAGTAGCAGCTTCTTGTGAGGTACATTCGGTAGCGTCTGGTGGATAACCATCGTTCCCTGATGGCGTTGCTGTCTGAGAAGTTGCATTGCCGTTTGTGCGCCAAACCGAACCATAATTGAAGCCCCGTTGGTTGGTGAAGCTTGAAAGTGTGCAGTCATTGTATTGATGAGCTACAAAGTTATTAGCTGTGTGCCACACGAAGTAAGGAGTAGTATTCGCTGTCCCTTGAGTAACACCTTCTGGTATTCCAATTTCTGTATTGTCATTGCGAACAACCACGTTATCTATCCACATCTTAGGCCCAGGAGTAGTGTTGCCGTCCACTGTCGTCCAATGCCCCGGCATCCCAACATGAAAGTAGTGCTCATAGCTTAAAGTGCTAACTACTGCATTTTGGAGCACGCCACCTAGGTTAAGATTAGAGTGATCAGACCAAAGAATGCCGTCCACCCATAGTTGATAGACTCCGTTACAACCTGTAAAGCTAGTGCTATCAGAACAAGAATCATCAATCTTTATATGCTGCTCTATCCAATACCAACGACCTCCTTTTAAAACGGACGCTGCTGTCTCTGTGTTAGCAACTGCGTGATTTGCTCCGGTAATTCCGCAACTACCCGCCTCTGCAAAATAGTAAGAAAGGCCGTTAGAGATTTCAAGGTTCCCCCCCATATCACAACTAGAATCACCAGTTACTCGCATCCCGATTCCGTGAGTCTCTGTGTAAAACTGATAAGTGTCAGAGAACTTAACAAACATCCCCCAACGAACTTCAGTCGCATCGGTTGTGTCTATGTTAATGCGTCCAGTTGAGGCACCGCCAAAAGGCAAGCCTATTTCAAAATAACCACTTCCTAAAGCCGCAGCGCCATCGCCTTTAATAGTTCCACGAGGGAAGCCAGCAGCATTACCTGTGTCGAAATTATTATCAATCCAACACGTGTCCTCTCTGCCTGTTGAGCAGTTACCTTGAGTTTCAAAATCTTGCTCTAGAATTACTATCGCTAAGGCAGTCGAGATTTTCGTCGCTTCTTGGGAAAATAGTGCAAGTAATACCCATGCAGCCAATCTAATGCTGCTTTTAACCAACTGTTGGGTATAGGTATTAAGATGCGCCATTCTTTCCTTTTTGAAGACATTACTTAGTTTTAGAAGGATTCTGCGGTTGTCCAGTAACGAACTTAAATACTTTATGCACCACGCCCCACGCAGCCAAAAGCGAGCTAAACAACCCCACTATTTCATCCATTGAGATAGGTGAGCTATCAATAGGCAGTGAGTCAACTATAGGCTGAACAGAATCAACTGGAATTGCTGGGAAAAAAGACATAGCTGCTGAGATAATAACTCCGAGCAAACCTAACGAAGTTTTGTTTCCGTTTAGTTTTCCTTTGATGAGTCCTTTAAGGGTATCGACAACTAACCATTCCCATATGTATTTCTTGATGAAGTTCATTACTCGTATCTCCTGCTTGGATCCAGAACGTATCGACATTCAACGCTACTCCCTGTGTTAACCACTACTCTGCTTTCGTAAGGCAAAGCGCTTGCATGTAGCCCAATATCGAACGTAGCTCGGTTGCCGTTTGTTAAACCTCTTAGAGTTCCAAAAGCTACTACCGAGCCTGTAGGACTCATCACGACCATAGTTTTATCGAAGTAATACTCAGGCAATAAAATAGTTGGTCTGCCAGTAGACTCAGAGATAGGCTTCCACAAACCGCCGCGCTGATTCACTTGCCAATCAATAACCTCATCGCACATCAAATCCCACAAGCTAGTTTCGCATCTACCAGCACGATCAACCCACTGGAATAGATTAGTGGAACAAGCATTGTAGTAGGCAGTGGCTTCAGCTTTAGAACTAAACTCGATTTGAGCAAATGCTAGGCTTGGAATTAACAAGAAGAGAACTAATCTTTGCAGCATTTCGTAACCCTCTTGTCTAAGTGTGATAAATCCCGTTGTATATTTTCGGCGTATTTGTAGTGGTCTGTTCTAGTCCAGCGGTCAGTGAGTTTGAACGTCGATATTTCTTCCAATATTGCTCGCTGGCGTAGGTCTGAGCTTTCTTGAGCTTCCTCAATTCGCACCAGCGTCCGATTACCAAGATAACCAGCAAAAGTGAGAAGTACCCCGATAACGCCAGTAATGAGTCGATTAACATTGTCGTTGTTTCCCTTCGCCATTCATTCCCTTACCTCTCAGCAGTGTAGCGATAATGCGCTTTGACCACTGCATCGTAGTTGGGAGAACCGGCACCACCGACATCAATGTATGCTCTGATGCAAGGGAGTAGATTAACCCCTGCTGCTGGATTTACAGTGTGAAAAGCGCTTGCTGTAGTTACTTGGGTAAAAGTTAGTCCGGAAACATCTATCCAGTCGTCTGAGCCGAGCGCTGCATGCTGAATTTTTACGTCCAGCGTTGAGGTTCCAGAGTTAAACGTGGCGTCCAGCGAGAAGATGAAATCCGTAGCAGCGTCCGGTAAGCAAATACCGTCAGCGTCGGTGTCATCTGCGGTTATCGCCGCGTCGCTAAATATTTGGCTTACTCGACCACTTGCGGCATGAACGTCTGAAACTAGCACCACAAAGAGAGCTAGGAATATTAAGTGTCTCATTCGATAGCTCCTTATGTAGACTAATCTAGGCCAACTGAAACCCAGTCAATTGCGCCAACTTTGAAAAGCAATGCGCTCTTAGTAGTTGCAAGCGTTACCGCCGCTCCAGCGGAGCCGCCGTTAATCTTCTCTGAAGAAGTATTCGGGAATATATTAACCGTTTGGGCTCCGCCGTTCTTTATGAACACCTGAGAGCCAACGCTAAAAGGTGGGAGCTTGACACCAGTGCTCGCAGCGGCTGTTCCGATAACATTAACGCCCTTAGTGAGCTTCAACGCGTCCGCAATAGTTGTTCCTGCTGCAGTTAGTCCTGTAGCCGTGTCGTGAACGCCTTGCGCTACACGTCCTGCTAGTTCTGGAGCTAACCCCAGACCTGATAATTCACTTGCTGTTGCCATTCTTTTTTCCCTTAGTTTCGGTTTTCTTTTCTTCTGCCGCAATCTTCTGATGCTTTGCAATATCCGCTTCCATCGCGCTCATGCGCTCCATCAGCTTCTTATTCTCTGCCATCAACTCAACGACGTTAGTCTGCCCGCTTTCTTCCTTTGCTCGAAGATGTTGGCGTGCTTTCTCTCGAATAGCGACGCGATTCTTGCCGAGACGGTGCAGCTCATGATCTCCAATCGCTGCAACCTGCTCGACAGTCTTTAAGTCTTCAAACAATAAAGTAGAACGATCGGAGTCGCCAATAACATGCCATTCCGAAAGGAGTGTGCCGTAAACTTCTTTACGGTCGTGAAACGCTTCATACAACGGCTTTAACTCTGCCTTCTGCTTAGGGCTTAAATCCTTTACTCGGATAGGCACTGTGCAAAACTTATCGTTAGAGATGAGACAGATTTCTTCGGTTCGGTACATTTCCTTGTTCCCAACCTGCGAAGCCCGCTCGTCGTATATTTCCAACTCACAAAACTGAGCTGTCTGCGTTCCTAAAGCCCCTACAGTCGGTTTCTTGACTAGTCCATTGCTGGTGTCGCCAAACGACGTAGGTGCTACAAATCCCTCTGGTAATGACATGCTATTTGCCTCCGATGTCGTTATTAAGTTGCTGCTACTGTCATGTTAGTTTGAAGCAGACCAGCCGCGCGAATCGTTACGACTCCGCCCGAACCAGATGCATCGACCGCAAACGCTCCATCTACGTTATCACCGCCGGAGCCTAGTGTTCCGGGCGTGGTGGTAGTCGTAAGCTGAGCATCTGCACTGATAGTGGTAGCAAGTAATGCTTCCTCAGTGCCCATTCCGCGCCAGAACCATCCCCAGTAGTTGTCTGCAAGGCCATCAGCGGCTATGCAAATTCCCAACTGAGTATTGGTTGATCCAGATTCGGCAGTAGTAACCGTGTCGAAGTCGTAAACGCCTTCAACAAACTTACATGCCTGGCCGACTGTGATCGCTCCGTTAGCTGACCCGTAAACATACAACCCGCTATCACAACGAACTGTGTCTCCTGGTGCATACTCTGGGACTGTGCTGGATGATCCCAACGCCACGTTTGTATATGCTGATCCGTCAAGGACTTTTCTTGCCATTTTATCTAATCTCCCTGATTAACTGTCGAACAATGCAAAGTTAAGACGTGGTGCTGAACAAGTAGCGTTACCCATCCAGATCATTAGTTTAACTTTAACTTCTTGGTTTATAGACATTTGCTCAGGTAGTGGAGTTAGATCAGCGTCTTTGTGAACTCTAACTTTAGTGTATCGAGTGTTGATACCGTAAGTTAGGTCGCTTTGAACTTGATCTTGTCCGCCGAATGATACCCCGCCACCCATTACGCATGGGATGCCTTGATACATTAGCTTCTTATATCCTGCCTTCGCTGTTGATGCGTCTGTGACGATCTGAATCGCTTGCAACGCTTCTTCTAGATAGCCGTAATGAGACTCCCCCATGTAAAGCAATGTTGGTCTGTCCGATCCGCGTGTTGTTCTTCGGATACAGTGACTCAAGTATTGCTTAATGTTTGCTGAAGAAGTTGCTACGCCGCTTGCTGGCGCGTCTGATGAAGTATCAAAAGCAAAGTTCTGAGCGAACTCATTACCGCTTCGTGTGATACCACCGAAAGAACCCGCTGTTGGAGTCTTAGAGATGATCATCTTCAAACCACCGATCTGCTTACCGCTGTCGGCTGTTCCGTCAGATAGCAAATCAGATTCGTAGTAGTTCTTAGCTGTGATCTCAGATGCACGAACACGACCTTTAACGAGCTTAATCTTGCTCTCATTCGATGCGTTCATACGCTCTTCACGTCCGTTTATGACAGTAGCGATTCCGAACTGTTTCCAGTCGTGTTCAAATGCTGTCATTACTGGATTGTAGGCGGTGCTGAATACTTCTGATCCGTGATAACGCTGAAACGTATCATTCTCATCGAACATGATCTCTTCGATGATTGAACGTCCACCTGGCTCCATCTCAATCGCATCATATTCCTTCATTGATTCCAACAAAGGGATGTTGTTTGTGATGTCGTCTTTTAATACACCGCTACGTCTTCGCTGAATCGCGGTGACAATTTCACTTAGTCCTGGTTCTGCCATTTTCTAGCCCTGGTAGTGCTCCAAGGCTATCAAATGGGCCTCGGAGTTAGATTAATTCGTCGAAGACCGCCGCTATCGAATCGTCCAAACTCTCCCCCCGTTTCGCTATTGCGCTATTAGGGATTGCTGGATTGCCTCGACCGCGTACTGAAACGCTGGCGTTCTTCACTCTCTGGATGTCATTTGTTGGAAGTTTCGGACTTGAAGCCGCAGAAGGACTGCCTGTGTATTTCCCGTCGAAGACTCTAAGCTGTTGAACTACTCGCTTAAATGCTTCGCCCCAGGGAATATTAGGCTGGGTCTTGCGCAAGTCGGAGACGAATGGCTTCGCTCGTTCTATGTAATTATCGTCATGCAACTCAGGGTAGGCATACCTACCATCTGGTGTCATTTCGTTTTGAGCTGCTCTAAACTCCTGCTCGGCTTGTGTTACCACTTGGCGTTGCTGGGTTTGGGCCTCTCTCTGGTTTAATAGTTGCACAAGTTTCTCTTCTGTCAATCCCCCGTTTTGCGGAGACTGAGAAGGTTGAGCTTGTGGTTGTGCGTTTCCGTTCTGTGATGCTTGGTAAAGCTGCTCAGGAGTAACGCCGTTTTTCTGCAAGATTGTCAGGCAACCAGCAATCGGGCCTTGCTTTGCAAAGATATCCTGAACGCCGCAAAGCTCTCTAATCACCTGCCCCTCAGTGAGTCCGTTTAGGTTCCACTGTGGTAAGTAATGATTGATTACTTTGTTTACGTCCTCATAGCGGGCCTTCTCGCGGTTAGCGTCTTGCCACACCTTGGTCGACTGCGCTTCCTGATCGGCGATCATCTTCGAGATCTCTTCTTGAGCTTCTCGCGGCTGTTTTAAAAACCACTCTTTCTTATCAACAGGGAATCGAGCAGGCGGTTGAATCGGCTCAAGCTCTACTGCTTCGGCTTCTTCTCCTTGTTCTCCTGCTGGTTCTTCTTGCTTGCCGCCGAGGTCGAGGCTGTCTTTTTCGCGGGTTTTGCGCTTGCGGCTCCGAGAGAGACGGCTCGCAGCTTCGGAAACTTCCTTGTCAACGGGTTTTCGCTCTTTCTTACCTTGATCCCCTTGTAACTCTTTGTCTGCTTCATCTGCTGCCAGTTCCTCCATTACCGCGTCAACGGAGTCATCTAACGACTCCCCTGCATCCGCGCTGCCTTCTAAGTCTAGGTCTGCTTCGTTTATGTCAAAATCGTCTTCTAGTTGTTGCTCACTCATAATCATTGCCTCCGTCGTCGTATTTAGCTTCTTTGTACATTCCGTTTTCGAGTTGGTTGTCGATGGTCTTGCACATCTCTTTGTCTAACTCTGTTAGTGGTGCCATGCCGTCACGCACATCGTAGTATGCGCGGGCTGTGTCTTCCTCTAACTGCCTGTTGTATTCGTCTGTCTCGTATTTATCCGTAGCCTTCTGGCTCTGACCCTTCATGTCGTGACCGACAATTTCATAGCCGTGTTCCTTTACGTGTCGTTCGTAGCGTGACCGTGAATCGAACACCTCGCCGGTTATCATCGAAACAATACCCTCCGGTACGTGGTCGGTTCTTATCGTATGAACTCGCGGCTTAGGCACCTCAACGTAAGGCACTAACTGCACCTTCCCGTCGATTTCCTTAAACGTCCATTTGCCGCGCTCTGGTTTATGCTCCATCTTCTTCGCCTCCTTCTTTTAATGACTCAGTAGCCCGCAGTCGCTCCCCGCTAATCATGTAACCGCACGAAGGACAGAAAAACACATCAGCAAATGGTGCGTTCTTCATCTCGTCCTCTTTGCACATTCCACACAGCGGCGGGACAAACTCCTTATCTGACATAGGCCTCCGGCTTGCTCGCATCTCTGACTTTCAACGCTGTTTCTACTTGTAAGCGTTCCTCTGTCATCAAGCGTTCTTCCATGTCGCGGCTTAACCACTCGCGTTCCATCTCAATCTTTGAAGACTCAAGAAACGCATCAAGCTCGGCAATCTGGCCTTGCAACGCGATCTTTTGTTGATCGTTCTGAGAGTCAGACATAATCTTTTGCACCTGGACTTGAAGCTGCTGCGCTTTGATCTGCAACTCAGCTTGCTGCAACTGCATCTTGCCTTGCGCTAATTGCATCTCCATTTGCATCTTCTGTTGCTGCATTTGCCCGTCCATCTGAGCCTTCGCCATTGCTGGGTCTGGCTGCTGCGGTGGTGGCTGCATTGCTTGCTGTGTCATCTGCGCTAGTAGTGGCTCAAGTGCGCCTTCTATCTGCTTGCCACCTCGAACGCCGCGAATCACATACATAACCAACTGCGCTACGATCGGCGTTAGTTGTGGATTTTGCTGCGACATCTTGCCGAGCCCCTCGAGTCCTTGGAATAGAACTTTCGCTAAGTAGTTTCGCTGCTCGATCTCTGCGTTCTGGTTAGTCGTGATCGTCGAGTCTGTCTCGATATCAATCCTAAGCATCCGCTCGTTGTCGTTCTGTAGTAGTTCGAGCGCGTAAGGAAATACCGCCTGGTCCTGTTGCGGCATATACTGAAAGCCCATGATCTCCTGTAGCTTCTCAGTTGGGAACTTATGAAGCGCGAGATCGCACATCATTTCGATCGTATCTCTGACCAATCGCTGAAACTCTCTCTGCGTAGAGCTAAAGCGAAGCGAAGCGTAATCGCCTTTGAGCTGTTGAGCTGCCGCTGTTTCTTTGGGGTCAGAGTTGCCGCGTAGAATATCAGGGATGCCTAGCACCTCGTTAAACTTCGCCTCAAACATCTCCGTAATCTGCGCCATTGTTTGGATAGCGCTTACTAGCTCATCTGTCGGGAAGAACTCAACGAGCCGATCAAGGCCACCGTCGCCGATTAGCTCTTTGAAGTTGTTAACCATGATGAAGTCGCCTTCCGACTCAGTCATTAGAGCGGCAAGCTCAGGTACTGAGCCATCTGCAAGCCCGCGCTTCTTGATCGACTTAAAGAGTCGACGCATACGGTCTGCTGCTGCGTGAAGCTGATTAATTAAAGGGCGTAGTTGCGCATAGTCTGGAGCAGCATATAGATCATCGACGCCGACAATGCCGAGCATGAACGGTGCGCACGGGAAGAAGTTCGCCAGCTCGTATGGATCGTCCCTAGTGTCGAGGAAATCTTCCTTGTAGCACTCTGTCACCCAGTAAACTGTCTTAGTGCGCTTGCACCACACTTCCCAGACTGAGAGATACTTATCGCCTGCTTTGGTTTTCTTCTCTTTGTCTTCATCGCCGTCGTTGTGCGCTCCGTAGCTAACGGCTTGAGCAATTTCCTCGCCAAAACGATCCTCGACGTCTGCCTTGATCATCATCGAGTGGAAACCTATCCACTCCAGCTCTTCCCATGTTCTAGCGTTGGGAGTGTGAAGCAAATCGCGATGAAAAACAGGCATAGACTCTGCTTTAACTTCGTCGAGCGATTCCTCGACCATCTCGGCGTAAACTCTGCCGTCGTCGTCCTGATAAAGCTCCTTGTCCTCTTCTGGTAGATTACCCTCGTCGTCAAAGAAACCAGCTTGCCCTTCAACCTCGCGGCGCTCATAGAACTTCTGAGACTTGTTTTCGTTTACTAGCGCATCGAAGAACACTCTAGTAGTAGCGCGGCCTGAATGTATGTAGTTGTCGCGAGTATGATACATCGTGCGATCGAATGGGCACGCTCTCATCAAGTGCTTCGCAAGGCGCTCTTGCATTATTGCAGCAACTCGCGCCACTTCGTCGCTCATGTCGTCGAATCGTTTCTCTATGACTGGCACAGGAGTGCGAGAGTAAAGCGCTGGCTGAATAGTGCGAACAGATGAGTAATAGATCGGATAGCGCGCAGCGTTCTTATTCTCTAGAATAGACCCTTTTTTATCGCAGCCTAGATACTCCTTCCATGCCTCGTCGGCTAAGTCGTTGTGCTCCTTCTGCGCTTCCTTAGCTGCATCAAGCTGCGTTAACCAATACGCCACGCTGTAAGTCTTGGTGCTATCCTGTTGATCTTCATTACCAGTTTCCATTCACGCTCACTCTGATTTGACGCGACTTCTCCACCGCCTGGTCGAACGTCATTTTGTTTGTAATATTTGCTGGGTTGATCGGTTTTCCTGGAGCGTCGAACGCTATGGCACGGGCCGTACACGCAAGCCGGATGGTGTCGCATACGTGCGTTGCTTCGCCGGACTCTTCTGCGTCTTCGCCTTTGGTCTTGTGTCTTGGTAGTGCTGGCACATAGTCGCGTGCATACTTCGCACTGCGAACAAAGAAGATCATCGGCGTTGTGTCTTCGTCATTACTGTCGATCTTTACGCCTATTAATCGTGAGCGCATCTGCGACCAGCCAGGGATGCGAGAAGTATCACCATGGGTTAAATGCACGCCGTTGTCAGCGAATGTCTCAGCGATTGTCTTACCGCCACGATCCTGAAATGGTAGTGAGTCTGTTACTGTCGCAATGCGCGCCTCACTTGGATGTTGCGAGCGTTGCAAGATGCCTGTCGCAATGTCTTCGTTGCGCATCCTGTTACCTTTTGCGGGGTTCTCTTCGTCGCAGCCATACCACTCGCGGTAACAGATCAGTGCGTTGCGTGGATACCAACGCTTTACGCCATTGTGGTCTGTGAACGACTCGCCATCTGATACAGCCCACCAAAGAACGCAGAACGGCTCGGCAGTTCCCCAGTCAAAAGAGCGATAACGAAACCAGTGGGCCGGTGGCTCAAAGTCTTCGATGACGTGCTTTCGCTCATCCCATTCTTTGAAGAAGTCACCAATTGGCGCATCCCAGTCGCCCTCTATGAGAGCTTGAGCAATAGCAGCGTCATACATACCGGAGACACGCCCACGGGTTGCGCTTTCGTCTTCGCTTGGGTTGTCGTGGACTCTTGAGGGTATGTATTGCCGCTTGAACCCTTCCACTTCTTCGATCTCATACTCGGCGCGGGCTTTGACAAAGTGGCGGCGAAAAAAGCCGATAGATACGCCGATAGGATTCGCTGTGTAGATGATGCGAGGAAACATTCCCTTAAACTGCTCAGGAAGCGCCGCCTTCATTTCAACTGGCATAGTCACCCAACCGCGGAACGTCCTAAGAAGCCGCTCGCCGATCTGTGTAGCCTCATCTACAAACAATACATGCGTCGCGATACCTTGCGCCGACTCGAACTGTCGCTCGTCTTGGCAATGTTTAAAAGTAATGCGGCTATCGTTGTCGAACGAAACACCGTCTTGTGTAACTTTAGCTTTGCCCGCCTTTACAAACGGCTTGAGCACATCGTCAAAACCACCAGGGCCGTAAACGTGGTTGTCGAGAATGTCTTGGAATTTCTTCCGAATCAAAACACATTGAAGGTTCGGGATAGCTACGCACCATGCGATTAACGCCATGCGTGTGCCGTGGCTCTTGCCTCCACGAGTCGCGCCACCAAATAGAATCTCGGTAGCCTTAGAGAAAAACATCATCTCTTGCTTGGGATAGAGACTGATCTCTACATCAATCGCCGCTGTCATCTAACGGCTCGTATGTTTTGGATTTGATTACTAGGTTGATTGCTATCGGGCCGCCGTCTTCGCCGGTAATAGCCTGAGCCGGTTTACCCCATGCTCGGTCAAGGATTGAGTTAGACGCCTGAATCGCCACTTTCTCGTCCTCGCTGTCTATGAGCTTAACTAGACGATTGATGGCCTTGACTGAGTTCTTGCGCGCTAATTCCCGCACTTCATTAGGTACTTTAGGTCTGCCGCTAGGGTTTCCGCTCTTACCTTTGACGAACGCCATTGATATACCGTTGTTAGCAACGTAGATTTAACTACGCAAAAAGTTCATAGGTGATGAAATAATTGCACAGTTTTTCTATCTGGCAAGGGGTCAGACTCGACTGAGTGCTGGCTTGGCCTTGGCTCTGGTAATAATCATGGGTAAAACCACATCAGAATCATAGCCTAATGCGGATAAACAATAGCGAGGCGAGAACGCAACGGCGGCGCAAGCATCACTATGCAGCCACTCGCGCACACTCTCTCTGTAGATTCGATTGATGTGATTGTACTCGAGCATTGCCGAGTGTAGGAGTGCCGCCAGTAGCCTAAGCTCTGCGGGTCTGTATGGGCTGGTTAGTTCGTCTATTATAACAGGATCATGATCTACAGGCTTACCGTATATTAACATGCGCATCGTCTCGCTTTCGCTTGCCGACGCTATCCCTCCCAATCCACCCATATTCTATAGCAGTTAACTTTTAAAAAACAAGGATCGATTTTATTGACGCACAGCAATTTCGTGCGAGGTTCTTTTTATGGGGATGCCGAGATACGCAGCGAGGACAGACGAGAACCACGCCGAGGTTGCTAAGGCGTTTGCCGCGCTTGGGTACTCAGTACAGGACACTAGCAAGGTCGGCGGTGGTTTTCCCGATCTCGTTGTTGGCCGCTATGGCGTGACGTGGCTAGTTGAGATCAAAGCGGATGGCGGTAAGCTCAGGCCCGGACAGATCAAGTTTTTTAACGACTGGCGCGGCACCCCTCCTATTCTAATTCGTAACATCGCGGATGTATTAGAGTTTTCAGATCGGCAGAAAGTAAAATAATTCAAAAAAAAGAATCTTTTCTCTTACAATGCTACTCTATATAGATTATATATAGAGACATGACGAACGGGGAGAGATCCCAGGAAAAGGAGATAAAATATGGCACAATTGATAGTAAAAACAGACGACATCGAGGCAACTGAAATCGGCGCGGCGTGTGAGGAGATCGAAGCTAAAAAATTGGTGCCGGAGGGAATAGAGTATGGCTATGCGCGAGGCGACCTAATCGAGATGATCGCTAGTCATATCATCAGCCACGACACTGACTATGTGCATGACCGGATCAACCTCTGGTTAGAGGGACTTAAAGCCGAGCTATCGGAATCTGAGATTATGGCCGGGCTCGGCAACGGAGATATTGATCGACCGGACTGGTTGAGCATCAGCGAGTCTACTGATCATATTAAAATATGGGATAATGAGACTATGGCGAGTAATCAAATGGGGTTTTTGTGGCTAGAGGGCGATGATGACTAGGGCGAACGTTAAAATCATCTCAATCGACAGCACCGCCGAGGTCGAAGAGCTGCTGACACTCTCCGGAGGGATCTCTCCGGAGATACCAGACGGCTGCAACACCATCACCGAGCATGTCACACTACACGACGGGCGTTTTGCTCTGGTGATCGCTCAGTGCGGATTTTTCCCGGACGATAGGGAGGCACCGGGCGAGGAGGTTGACGGACTGGCAATGCTGATAGTTGCAGACGATAGCAACGAGGAGCTAGCTAGAGCTGCGCTAAACGGATTATACGAGGAGCTGCTACGTGACAAAAACTGACAAACCAAAACCAAAAATCCTACCTCTCCACATCTCAGAGATTGATGATGTGGACGGTTGGCGCCGAGTCGCACGGGCAGAGAGTCTGCCTGTTACGACTTGGATTAAAAAACTTGCAAACGATAAAGTTAAAAAAGACAAAAAGCAGTAAAGTTTCTGGATCGAATGGTCGATCTAGAAATAAGCGACGAGACGGAGAGCGGTAACTCTCCGAAACGTCTAAACCATAACATCAGCTAAAGGAGAGCTAATGCCATGATCTGTGCAATACGTAACACACTAAATACAATAGTAAAAGTAGCGCTCAATACTGCGATGATTTTATTTGCAGTAGTAGGAATAATATACACAACTGAGCACTACACCCCCGAATCTGAAGCGGTACATGTCGAGCCGCCACAACTAACCGCCGAACAACTGGCAGACAGAGCCGCATTGATGCAGGGCATAAACCCTGCCCTTGTGCGCGCTGTGATGCACGTCGAGAGTCGCGGTGACGCTGTAGCGATTAGCCCCAAAGGAGCAATCGGCTTGATGCAAATTATGCCAGCTAATTATGAGCGCTGCGGGTTAGAACATCCAGGCAAGCTGTATGAGCCCGACATAAATGTAGCTTGCGGTGCTTAGATACTAGCCGAGGAACTTGCTAACTACGAACTGCCCGATGCGCTCAGAGTCTACAACGGCGGACCGCGAGCATTAAAGCGGCAGTTTCGCGAGAGCGAAAACTACGTTAGAAAAGTAACTGCGCAATTATTGATCGAGCTCGATCGAGAAGTCAGATTATAACTCTTAAACTAAGAAAATAAGTAGCCCTAGATCTAGCAAGTATCTGATTTTAGGGCTTATTCTAGATTTAAATTATTTAAACAACGTGCTTGACTCGACCGGATAAGATACGGTAAAACTTGAACATAATCTAAAAAGAGCTTCCACACCTAAATTGTAAAGTTATCGGGTGTGGAAGCCATAAACTGAAAGGAACTCAGTCATGGCTCAAGAAATAACAGAAATACATAAACTGGCAAGCCTCCTCTACGAGATTGCCAATGACTACGACACACCGCTCAAAGATCAAGTTGCTTGTCTCAGAGCGCATATGATCCTGAGGCGCAAGATGCGCAAGCGGACTCAGCAAAGCGGCGAGACATACAGCCCTGGCAAGATAAAGGGCGCTAAAATCATCAACCTCCTGAAAGACCAGGAGGTGCATTAATGTATTACTTAGCTAACGCAAAATACGACTCGGAGCAGCAACTAACACCGGACGATGGTTGGGAAATTACACAAGCTGACAAACTGCATTACATCAAGCCTTTAATGGCCGATCTGTCAGATCCGATGCGCGACACGCCCGAGCAGGCCAAGTTCTTAGCGTTACTCGGTGCCTGGCTACAAGAAACAACGGACGCTTGCCGGGTAGTGCTGCACAACGCCGCGCTAGATGCGGCCGAGAACGAGGACCCGTACTATCTCGACGAAGCGCGACACGAGCAAGCGATCGAGCAGTACAGTAACCATCTGCAATTCAGAATCAAAGTAAGTAATTACATTTTAGAAAACTTCGAGCGAGACCTTGAGGACATGGCACTTGTACACTAGGAGGCAACATGACAACAGAATTAGCAGCAGATTACAACGAAATAATTAAATACTCAATCACACAGGAAGCTATTAAGCGCATGCAGGATGAGTGCATGCCGATCGTCGTCAAAGACTGGCAGGACGTCGACGGCTACAAAGCGGCGAAAGAAGCTAAGAAGAAAGTCGTAAAGGCTCGGACAACGGTAGACAAGGAGCGTAAGAAGCTAAAACAATATTTTCTAGATGGTGGGCGCGCGGTAGACGCACCAGCTAAAGAGATATTTTCAGCGATTGAGCCGGTCGAAAGTCACCTGCAAGAACAGATCGATATCGTCGAGAAAGAGCTAGAGAGGCAAGAGGCCGAAAAGATTCGTAAGTTCAACGAAAGATCAGCAGCTCGGGTTAACGAATTGCAGAGCTATCGTGCTCAGTTCGATCACACGAGAGTCTCGTTTCTTTCGGAAGAAGAGTACGTCACGCTTCGCGACCAAGAAAAAGCACGATTCGAGGCCGAAGAAAAGAAGCGCATCGACCAAGAGAGAGAGATTGAGGAGTTGCGCAAGATCAAAGCTGAGCAAGAAGCGAAGATCCGAGAGCAGGAAGCGAAAGAACGCGAGGCTCAGCGCCAGCTTATCGCTAAGCAGCAAGCTGAGATTGCCGAGAGAGACGCGGCCATAGCTGAGGAGCGGCGGCAGCGCGAAGAAGAAGCGCGGAAAGTCGAAGCCGAGCGCAAGCAGAAAGAAGCTCAAGAGCTAAAAGCAAAGCAGGAACAAGAAGCTAAAGAAGCAGCAGTCGAGGCCGAGAAAAAGAAAGCTCTAGCCAAGGCGGCTAAGGCTTCAAAAGACAAAGCGATGTTCGAAGCCGTCCAGGCTGAGTTCCCTACCCTTGAAACAGCATGGGTCGAGATCGTTAAACTAAGACTAAAAATCCGAGGTGAATAAGATGACTACAGAACTAGCAACTATAAACTACAACGATGCGAGAGCTTTAGACGTAATACGCAAGACCGTCGCGAAAGACGCCACGGATGCGGAGTTTCAAGTCTTTATACAGCTTTGTAAGGCAACGGGATTAAATCCATACAAGAAGGAAATTTGGTTTATTAAAGCGGGTGGACGCGCCCAAATAATGACCGGGATTCATGGCTTTTTCGAGATTGCGAACAACAACCCTGCGTTCGACGGTCACGAGTCAGGGCTCATAACGAAAGACGGTGAGATGGTTTCCGCGGCGTACCCTAAGGACGATTTTATCGGAGCGTGGTCGAGAGTCTACAGAAAAGATAGACGAGTTCATACTGAGTCGGTTGCAATGCTCAAAGATTATGACAAGCAGCAAAGCAATTGGAAGACAATGAAACGCGTGATGATAATCAAGTGCGCTGAAGCCGTGGCCTTGAGAAAGTCATTCCCTCAGCAACTTAACGGACTCTATGCGCAAGAGGAGATGCCGACAGAGTACTCAATGCACGGAGTTGCAACAGACGTTAGTGAGTCATGGCCTGATGATTATGTGATCCAAAACTCTCCGAACATCGACGAAATACAAGGTAAGATGATTTGCGAGATAGACCCAGAGTTTTTCACTGCCCTTGTCAACTCAAAGGAGCTAGCCGCACAGATCGACGAGCGCGACCTCGAGCCGTTACGAGCTTACTATAAGGAGAACTTCAAAATACCCGCCCCGAAAGCAAAAACCAAAACTGAGCAGAATATCGAGCGTATGAAGAGAGCTCGAGAATTAGACAATGACGAAGGTGGGGTCCGCGAAGCGGTAAAAGAGCAGGAGGCGGCATGAGCGTCAACAAAGCAATCTTAGTAGGCCGGTTAGGCCATCCCCCATCACTCAAAGAAACTAACGGTGGCACGTCGATTTGCAAGTTTAGCCTCGCCACAGATCACAATCAGAAGAATGGCGATGAATGGGAGAAGGCCACCACTTGGCACAACGTTATTTGTTTTGGGAGGACGGCTGAGAACTGCAAGCAGTATCTCGACAAGGGATCGGCTGTCTTTATCGAAGGCCGCATCGACAACGGCAAGTATGAGAAAGACGGCGAGACTAAATACTACTCGCAAGTCGTTGCTGAGAGTGTGAAGTTTCTCTCTCGCAAAGACGAGCTGTCGCAAACTATCGACAACGATAACATCCCATTTTAGAGAGGAATTAGTGAGCTGGATTAAGTTTAGAACTAAATTAAAAGACGATGGACGTGTCCTGATTGTGTCCAGAAAGTGTCACGAGAAACCGGTAACAGTAATCGGCGCACTGATAACACTTTGGACTTATGCGGACACTCACGCTGATGAAAACGGGGTGCTATATGGTTGGACGAGTGAGGATGTTAATCGTCGCGTGGATGTCGAAAACTTCGCCGAATCACTCCCCCCTGAGTGGATCGACCTATCAGGGGAGTGGGTGCAACTACCTAATTACGCTCAACATAATGGCACGACTGGCAAGACCAGAGCGGAGGATCAAAAACGTAAAAAGTTGTCCAGAAAACGTCCAGATAAAACTGTGACCAGAGAAGAGAAGATAAGAGAAGAGAAGAGTAATAAAAAAGAAAATATAAAAGAAAATATAAAAGAAAAAAGTCTAACACCCGTTTGTGATCTTTGGGAAGGTTGTGAATTTTTCAGGATGACTCCCGACGAGTTTCAGAGAGTTTTTCTCTGGTATCAAAAAAACAATCTCCCGGACGTGCTTGTTGATCTGGCAATCGTCGAGGTCGACCGCTGGCTAGCTGGCGATAGCCCCAAAGCGAGGACGCAACGAAACAAAACCACCAGCCACTACCGGCAGCTCATGGCTAGCTGGGTGATTGAGAACGCTCAGAAAATAGCGAAGGTCGGTGGTCGGGTCTCTAGCGGGAAGCCGAGCAACGTCGATATCGCAATCCAGGAAATGAAAAAATACGGAGGAAGAAAATGACGATACAAGAAACGAGCCAACTAGTTTTTAAAATAGCAGCGCTGCACCCGCAATTTAAAATCACACCTGATGTCACGATCCCAGCATGGGCAGAGATTTTTAGCGGCGTAGCCTTCGAGGATGCAATGCAAGCGCTTATACAGTTTGGAAAGATTAGCAACCACCCTTTTCCGCCGTCGTCTTCGGAGCTTTACGGGCTCGTCAAGGAAATAAAAAAACAGCGCGCGATAAATCAAAAGTTTCTCGACCAGCAAAAGCGATTGAGAATTGAACACCAGTGCGAAGACTCGGGCATGACGCTTGAACAACTAAAACAGTTTAACCGCAGTTTGATGATCAAGGCGGGATTAGCATGAAAGAAAAACCACCCTTTATTGAATACTACAAGGCGCTAGATGGCAACGGAGTAGAACGAACATACGTAAGAGCAACACAATATTTTAAAAACCGAATAATCAACTGGAAAACAAATGAGAGATTTAGAAGAGAAAAAAACAATCAGGAAGGAACTCAAACTAAGACCCTCCTTCGTTACAATGATCAAAGACCATCAGAAGAAAATGGCGAGGAAGACGTGGGACTACCCTTTTGATTTTGTTTCTTTTTTAGAGGTCGCGGCGCACGAAAAAATTGATCGTGAAAATGCTAAGGAAACCAAAACGGAATAGATCCGATAATAGTGGCTTTGCCGTAAGGCAGTAAGGAGGCCAAATGAGAAATAATAGAATTATTATTACAAACACAGCAAGCGTAATAGGGTTAGAGATGGCGATGAGCGAGTATTTGAGGCTAGAGACGCAATCAAGCGGCAATACCCACAAAGCTAAATCTCTTGATCTTAAAGCGTTCTGCTCGTTTCTGTGCGACATCACGGATGACGGGAAGGCTATGTTGTTTGACGTGACTCGTGGGTCCATCGAGGATTTCTTGCAGCACGAGCTGACAGTAAAAGCCCCATCGACTGTGCGCAGAGAGCTTGCAACGATCAAGCATTTTTGCCGAACCATGAGCGAGACTTTCCACGATTTTGGATCCCCAGCACGCGGAGTTCGAGCGCCGCGCATCGACAAGACGCAACCCCCTCGCCTCACCTACGAGCAGAAGGAAAGGTTAAGAAACGCGGCAGCCGAGGCAGTGCGCCCAGAAATAGCACTGCGAAACATGATCATCGTAGAGCTTGGATTGAGCAACGCGCTGAGATGCTCGGAGATTGCAGGGCTGCAAGCCAAGAACATGACAGACGGTCGACTGGACAAATTTCGAGGTAAGGGCACGAGGTATAGCACTATGACAATGCACAAACGAGTGCGTTTATTAGTGGAGCAGTATAGCGATTTGCGCGAGGCATTGATAACCCAACGCTATCCATCCTATCCCGAGCTTAGCGACAAAGAGAAACTGGCGTTCCCTTACCTCGTCTCTTTTGCTGGGGCGAAGTTAAGTGAACCAAAGAGCTTCGCGCTTAATCCCAAAACTATATGGCACATCTTCAACCTCGCCGGAGAGAAAGCGGGCTTTAAGATGCACCCTCACCTAGCGCGCCACACCGCAATCAAAGATTTCTACGTCGCAAGCGAGCGTGACATGTACCAAACGAAAGACTTCGCTCGACATATCGATGTAAACACGACGGGAATTTACGCAGGTAGCACAATGGAGACTATAAGCGAAACAATGGAGGCAATGTGATTAATTTTATTAAAGACATGTGGGCGCTCTTACTCTGGAGCTTAATGCCCAAGAGCGCAAAGCAAATGATTGTGGCAACCGCTACTATCCAGAATCAAATGGATACATTGATGAGCGTAATACGAAGCGGAAACTTCACTGCGGTAAGCCGTAGCACCAACAAAGAAGAAGATACGAGGCTGCAATGAAACAAGAGTCTCTCTTCACCTACGTCTCAGGCAATGCTTACCCGAAGGAGCCGGGCTATCAGATGCGCGAGACAAGCTATGCGGCGGCCAAGAAGGTCAAGCCGACAGCTAAGACGTTGAGAGACTCGGTGCATAACATTTTAAAGAGCAAGGCAATGACAGCGGACGAAGTTGCAGCGGTGATGAGAGAAAGCGTGTTGAGTATTAGGCCAAGGGTCACGGAGTTGATGCGGCAAGGATTAATCGAAGACTCGGGAGTCCGTCGAGAGAATGAGTCGGGAAAGAAAGCGACGGTATGGAGGGTAAAGTGAGCGAAGAGATTAAAGACTTCATGAACCGCGTTTTTGTTGAGGTTAGCAAACACCAAGAGGGCGACATCGCCTACACCTCGGAGGGGTATGTGCGATTCACTAACGGCAAATGGGAAAAACTAGAGGCTAAAGATGAAACTAATTTGGTGGATTAAATCGAAGATACACGAATGGAAGTGGGGCCGAATGACGCAAGTAGAACGAAACAGGCGGCTTATTAGCGCTATGATTATGGGCAAGGAGTTAGCGGATAGAGCCGCGAGGGAAAACTACGAAAGGAGATTATTCGACAAATGAAACTAAGCACAGAAAAAGGAACCGCAGGATTTGGAACATTATTAATGCTCCTGTTTATCGGGCTAAAGCTTACAGGCAATATTGATTGGTCGTGGTGGTGGGTACTGTCGCCGTTGTTCTTAGACCTGACCGTCGCTGTTCTAGCTATTGGCTTTATTTTCTGGAGGGCTAAATGAAACTAAAACTTAAAAAGCTAAAGAGAAAATACGGGACCTGGAACTACGCCATCGCTAGATACTTTAGCGAACTTAACAAGAAGAGTTACGCGACAAAGACTGAGCGTAATCGAGCGAAGAGGCGGAGGAATAAGTAATGGACGTAGTAATCATTTTAGCAGCGGTGGCGGTTGTGGTGCTTCTACCCGCGATAGTGACAATGGTATACGGAGGGCATGAGGAATGACAATGCTTGAAGAACTTAAAACATTGCATGCTTACA